TCCTCAAAACCAGGAGTAATTCTTTTCTTTATCTTGTAGGCAAATTCTTTTAGGTATAAAATACTTAGATTTACTACTGTTGATCCTGCACTATGTCTTTCAAGTTCTGATTCAGAGAATTCTAGGTATTCCCGGTCTATTTTTGTGACTCCACTAAATCCCCTGGTACAACCTAAAAATTGAGTCTCATTTTTGGATGTGTAAAGAATGATTTCGGAATCAATTTGGATCAGACCATAATTATCAGGAAATCCTTCGGTTGAGTCTACGTTTATTTCAGAATCAATAAACCCGGCCTCGGATGTTAATACCGCATTATTTCTTATTTTAAAGACAAAATCAATATCAATATCTTTGTCTAAATTCTGGGTGAGTTTTTCTGACTGGTCAGAAAGATAATATTGCTCTAGAAACTCAGAAAACAGGGGATACTCGTCTCTTACAAAAGAAGGAAGTTGATAATTTACAATTGAAGAAACCGGAATCCTCATTTTCTAATAAGTGTATTTTCTGTATAACTTGAAGTTGAAATGTAATTAGAGCCTGTTAAGTCTGAACCAGAAGAAATATTGTCTATTACCATGTTAACTGTGCTATTTTCTACATTTAATTGTAAATAAAGGTCTTGAAGACCAATAACATCATTAGATTTTGGTATTGCAGATATTTCTATAATTTTATCAAAACCAAATTTTTTAACAGTATCTCTAATATTTATGGGGTATAAAATAATCTCTCCTTTTTGATAATCAATTTCTCCTACGTTTCTTCTCACTACATTAACAGTGGTTCCATCCGGGGTTGTAAACAAATATAGACTTCCTTTAGACTCGGAAGTTGGAATATCTGCTAGGTAAACTAAAGAATTGATTCCTGAAATATAAAACCCACTTGATTTAATATTATTGCCCTGACTACTTCTTATGTGGAAGGAATTACCAAAACAAATTTCATATGTGGCAAAAGTATTAATAGAAACCTTTAGGTTCCGGCGCATTGTGATTTTTGTGATATTGGAAGTAACCGCCTCGGATGATTCGTCAATAAGATTCAAAAATTTACTATACTTAAATCTTGCCCCATATCGATTAATATCGTTTGATTTGGAGTAGGTATTGATGATTTCTATAATATTGGTTCTTAGGGCCTCAGGTGAAACCGTAAAATTCGGGTTATAATAAACTGTTGTGTCAAATTCTACGTATAAGTACTTAAGATCAATGATTTCTGGAACAATTCCGGCAACAGCGTATTTTCTTAAGGCGGTTTTTATGTTGTCCTTTACGTTATTAGACAAAAATTCGCCATTTACAGGCTTTATGCTGATAAAAACCTTGCCAAACTGAGGGGGATTAAGGTTTTCCCCGCCAAATGCGGATATTGACTCGACTTCCGGGTAAATCTGGGCCACGATTGTTTCATAATCAGTCGCCGTGACCGCCCTATTTTGGGCCGAATAGAGCCTCGGGGCATATCTTTTGATCGATTCAATGGCCTCAATCGGCTTTCCGCCGAATGCTGGGCTATTTACAGTGACTAATGATAGGTCACTTGTTACTATTCCTCCATTATTATCAAAAATACGACCGGAAAATGAAAAATTATCGGCCCCGTTGGCCTCTTCGCCGGAATTTGTGACGTAGGTTACCTCAATATAGTTACCATCTTCTAATTTTTTACCAAAAACTCCGTCTCCAAAGAAGATTTCATAGTATTCATCTTCTATCTCTTGTAAGAAGAATACTTTTGAGTCGCCTTTTACCTCAAAAATGTCCCTACTCAAGACATATTTTTCTGAAAAGTTAGAATTTTGGCTACTTTTGACCACAACCGAGATTAAAGAGGTGTCAATTCCACTATTACTCAGAATACTTCGTCTATTTTGAGAATATGTGAAATTTTCTACAATAAAATTGCCCTCATAAACGGTAATATTTTCAAAAAGACCGATCCCATCAACAACCGGAACCGTAATATCGTCTAAAATTGAAAATACGTAATTGCTTGAGTTAAAACGACCAGAAGTTACTGCAACAGTTCCTTTTTTAAGAGTCAATGTTAAAGGATTAGTTGATAAATTATTGGTGTCTACAAAAAAAGTAATGTTCGCCCTAGAAGATGTTCTTGATCTAGGCAAATATCCAATCTCTTTTGCCCTAGAGACAACATTTTCTCTTAGGGTTGCACTATCGAGAAAGACCTCATTTGCAATTGCACTTGCATTATAGGAGTTTATGTAGGTATTATAGGCAAGAGTGTTGATAAGGATTGTAAAATTAGATCCTTCAAAATCATAATCAGTAAAATCTGAATTCGCCCTGAGATAATCCCTTATAGAGGTCTTGATCTGATCAAAATTTAGGTTAGTAAATTGTGTAAGAGACATTATCGGGTCGATACAAGGGCTACGTTTAGTTGTTGGGGTGGTACGTCGATACCTATAATTTCATAAACAAGGGTTACATTAAATTCGTTATTTTCAAAATTTGGAACTATATCAACACTTATTACATTTATTCGGGGTTCGTTTATAAGAACTCCCCTTATTTCGGTCTCAAGGGCGGTTGCCGTAAAAGAGTCCATATTCTCAAAAAGTAGTCTGTTTACAGAACTACCAATTGTAGAATATGGAACCTCTCCGGTTAAAGTAAAAATCAAATTACGAATGGATCTGGCAATGGCAGTCTCATTTTTTATGGCAATCGCATCGCTGTTTAGCGGGTTGATTTTAAAAGTACCACTTATATCTTTGAACTGTTTGCTGACCCTTATTGCCATATTTTTATTAGTTAATTGGGGTTAGTGATTCTAGGCCGTAGTCCCAGGCGTCAAATAGTTCATTTTCTACTGGTTCTTGTTCTTTTTTAAATTTTTCATCAGTAACTTCTCTTAGAAGTTTCTTTCTTTCTGGTTTGTAGTCGGTTACCAGTTGAGTGGTTCCCCACATTTCCTTCATGTATTCAACATTTCGATCAGTCATTTTTATTCTCCTTATTTGGATTGGGAGAACTTTTTTGTGGTGGTTCTATCACCAGTGCTATTTAGGAAAATTATAAATAGTTTTATGTAGTAATAAAAAGACATGGACGAGTTATTTGAGGTATATTTGGCGGTTTATGAGGCAGAGGAATTTAAATTTAGACCAGAAAGAAGTGGTCCTAAACCAAGCGTAAAACCAAAATCAAGAGAAAGAGATATCGGCAAGCATAATGATTGGAAAGACAAACCATCAGAAGAATGGAGTGAGCGGCCACCAGCGGCCCTAAAACTACGTCGTAGAGCCAAGGCAGTCACTGACACCCAAAGAAGAGAAGATCAAGAAGTTAAACTGAGAAAGGAAGAACTTGAATATATTATTGATATTCTGGTTTCTGAAGGTTATGTGAACGATTATGATTCGGCTGCTTGCATTTTAGAGGTCATGAGTGACGAATGGTTGGTTGGGATTTTGGAAAAATTTAACCCAGAAGATTATAAAGAATATCACAAAAAAAATCATAGAGAGGATAATTCATCCTCTAGGTGGGATGCGGAATATAAGGATTATCTAGATTCTAAAGAGGATTATAGGGATAAACATAACCAGGCTCGTGGGGTTAAAAAGAAAAAAGGATTGAAATGAAGACTTATAAAGAGTTTTTGGACGAGGCAACAAGAAAACTACGAGTACTCAGAACGGCTCATTATACAAATAAGCAAAGCCGAGATTCAATTTTATCATCTGGATTTAAAGATTCCCCATCCACTGGAACTTATCATCCAGATGATAGAAAAGGAATAGTATATACAACACCATCTTCCAGAGTTGGTAATGATTATGGTTATTCTAGAGTAAATTTAAAAATTGTTAATCCAAAAATAAATAAAACCGATGCCCCAAGAGATTTTGGTAAAAATATCAAAAAATGGGTCGCAAGTTCGTCCAAAGAAAATTTAGCCACAAATAAAAATAAACCAACAAGTGCAGTAGATCAAGCGAAGTCTGCATTCAAAAAAGGAGAAAAAATAGTAAAAGTTCCAAATGCCCATGGAGGATTCACCCCTAAACCAGGAGCCCCCAAAGGATCTTATGTTATGATTGATAAGGATGTTGCAAATAAATCAATTGATCGTAATCCTCAACCAACAATAAAGGCATCTGATAAACCAAAAAGAACCAGGACCTCGCCAAAAAGAAAATGAAAACCTATAAGCAATTTATAACCGAATCGCAAGAAGTTTTAGATAAAATTTCCAAGGCCTACGGTAAGAAACACAGAGGAGTAAATGTTGATGCTTCTTATGATCAAAAATCTAATCGAATTAGGGTAAATAATATTTGGGTTCCTCCTCATTTAAGAAGCAAAGGAATTGGTGGAAGAATTATGAAGGGCCTAGGTTCTTATGCTGACAAAAACGATATGACCTCAACCCTTAACCAGGCCCCAGAAAAGGGAAAGAAGACCAAATTAGCCAAATTTTATAAGTCACATGGGTATGAGCCAAATAAAGGGAGAAATAAGGACTTTACGACTAGAGATACTTTTATAAGGGCACCTAAAAAATAATAAATATCAAAGAACAAAAAATATCCTAATGAAGACTTATAAGGAGTTTATCCAAGAATCAATTATTATCCTAGAAAGGTATTATGAGCCTGATGAGAAACTGCCTTCTGGAAAAACTCCTGTTCAAAAGGCCACTGATAAAAGTAGACAACGGGCCAGAACAGTAGCCTATCAGTCCCCTAAAAATCAAGAACGCTGGGCAAAGCATCATGATGTTACCCAGACAAAGGTTAAACACGGGGCCGATAATCCAAATTTAAATACAAATATATCTCATAAGGACAAGGATAAAATTAAAATAGACAAAGATGATTCTGGAATGAGTGTACATCATAAAAAATCCGGTGTTACTTATCATGTTTATAAGCCAGAAGAAAGTGACCAGGA